CAATGTCAGTGACAGCAGACTGTTGCCCAACAGGAGTAGTAGCACGTCCTGCTAGCACATTGTACCTGTTCAATGAATTACCTTCACGCCCAGCACGGCGTGCTTCAAACTCAGGATTGGCGTCAGCCTCTGCTTCTGTGATAGCAGTACGTAAGTCAGGTGCGGCCGTACGGCTCATCTCACGGATAGCATCAGCACCACTTGCACCTTGTAGTGAACGGATACCTACAGTAGACGCAGCATTCAGCCTGCCAGAGTTGGCTCTAGCAGCATTGCGTGCAATCAGTGTACCACGGATATCATCCAGTGTCTGACGACCTACGCCTGCGTCAGTACGTTGTACATCAGCATCAGCACCTTCACGTAGCTGACGATCAAACTGGTTGCCACGTTGTAGTCGTTGCTGAATAGCATCACGTGTGAGACGGGTGCGCTCCTCATTATCACTAGCACTGATGATACCACGTGTGGTATCCGTCGGACGACTAACCCATCCCACACCTGGGACGTATTCAGTTACATCACCACGTGCATCGCGTGTGCCAGCCTGTGCCATCTCCTGCTGTCTAGCAGCGATCTGTCGCTGTAAGTAGTAGTTACGGAAGTTGATATCATTTTGTGCAGCGATTGCTGCGGTGTCTACCTTAGACTTATTCCTAGAACCAAAGATGCTGCCAATGCCACTGGCTAAAGCACCTGCTGCGCCTACGCCAGCAGCAATAGCTGAGAATGCCATCAGTTGATGTCCCGTGCATATACGTGTTCTTGTAGCTTGAAGTCATGCTTCTCGAACAACGGAGTTGTGTTATAGCAGGTGCGATAGCGATGTACTACTCGTTGAACACCACGATCACGTAGAGCATTGATAGAGAAGTCTAGCAGTGTGCTACCGATGCCTTCGCCACGGCGAATATGTGATACCGCAAGAGTGTCACACTCTGCGACGGTCATCGTCCTATGGTGCGGATGCTGTACAATCATGTACAGCCCTGCTCCATAGAGCTTGTAACCATCTTCGTTATCACGTGCTGTGGTAATGAGCAATACGCCTGCGTCTTGTAGCGCATAGTACAATGGCCAGTCGAAGTCATACGGAGGTAGATCAGTATGTGCCGGTGTAGCAGCGTAGTACGCTTCAAACAGCGCAGTCAGTTCTTCCTCTAGTCTAGGACTTAGACGATCTGTGTTATATTCCATCAGAATGTCCCCTGTCCACCTAGACCACGCTGTGCATCCTGCTTCTCTTTACGCTGCGCAAGGATAGCAGGCTGTTCCAGTCGTGGATTAGTTGCACCTTGTGCAATGCCACCTTGTGTGATGATATCACCGATATCGAAGAAGTTAGTGCCACTCAACGCACCGCGTAGATCGCCTTCTAGATTAGTTGTAATATCCTTGAACGTGTTATCACGCTGTGTGTGATACACATTCGGATCGAATGATCCACCTAACTCATAGCGTCCTGCGTCTGCACGTGCGGTATCACCGATACCACGGAGCCTCTCCTTGTAGCCCTGTAACACAGAACCACCTAGCTTCTGTCCTGTAGCAGTGCCTGCTTTGAACATCTCATCGAGACGTGACAACGCACCGCTGTAACCTGTGGTATCGAGATTACCACGTGCCTTAGCACGGTCTAGCTGCTGCTGTGCAGCAGTACGCTGCGTGTTCAATACATCCATGATATACGGATCATCGACTGTATCTTGGATAAGATTATTCTCGAACCCCGGTGAGTACACTTTGTCTACATCACGGATGTACTGACTACGCTTACCAGCTTGTTCATTCATTAACACATTGTTAATGAAGTCGTCAGTGTAATACTGTGCAGGGTTCGGATCACGATGCGGCACCATGAAGCTCTGGTCAGCAATGGCACTATTAATGAGGCTCATATAATCCTGTGGATTAAGTCCACGCTGCGCCAGTGCACGCTGTGCTCGATTACGAGCACTTGTCTCTGCGTTGTTAACATTCGTGCTGAATGCTGCTTCCTGCTCAGCCCTTAGCTGTGCCGCTCTCTCATCCTCACGGATACGATTACGGTTAGCTTCTTCTTGACGCATACGCTCTAGCTCTAGAGTATTATCCTCAGGAGGTATATAAATACCACTACTGCCGCCGCTACCACACATTACACAAACTCCTTACGGTATACTTCACCCCAACGTGCGTAGCCTTTACGTTCGTACACTTTACCAATCGGTAACGTCTCAGCAGGCGCAGTCACACCTAGTGTAAGTGAATGAATACCATTCTGTTGACACCATGTCTCAGCCGCATTCATCAATGCGAATGTGATACGTGGATCACGTTCGGGTACGAAGAATGCTAAGTCACTAGCAGTGATTAGTTCAGAGAAGTAGTACGGCGTAGTACTGATAGCAATTAGCCCCTGTAGCCTCGCATCCTGCGACTCAACACACCATCCACGCACAGCGTCCTTAGCTACGGCATACATCATATGCCACACACTGTCCTCACTGAACGGTATGTGTGCATACTTACTCTCTGCGTGCATCAGCTTACCTAAGCGTATACACTCGTATCCATCAGAGAACCGCAGGGGCCGGACCAGCATGGTGCCTCATCAACTTTTGTTACTGGGCCTGAAATATGGCCTAGATGCCTATGGATTAGGCAGTTTATACCACAGAGGGGATTGACATAGCAAGATAAATATGTTATCTTGCTATATAGTAAAAGCGAGAGGGGGGAGTCAACAGAGTTGATAATAGTACTGATGAAATCACAAACATAGCACGCAATCGCATCAGTACTACTGCTACTTCGCAATACCACCGAGCAATCGCTCTGCGATCTCTGGCCCTACTGCCATTACAAATGCGAGCAGTACTATGCCGACTATTAAATAGTCGATGCGCTTCTGTAGAGCAGAGTGTAATGTCTTAACATTGTCAGTTAACTCCTTGCCATTAGTAATGATGCTATTGTACCGCTCACCGCAGATTGCTTCATGCGTATCTAAACGACGTTCCGCAGCACGTAACCTACTTTCAAGATCGTCTGACATTACAGTGTCGTCCCGTCCATCGTTTCTACACGTTTATTATCTACCCACTGCTACCCAATAGAAACTCACTGACTGTGTTACGTCACCGTAGACATTGAAGCCTGCGGTAGTAGGAGTAGCTCCTACCACTAATGGAATAGCTGCACCAGCAGTTAATGCACCACTACCAGCAGCTACAGTAAGCTGAATGTTATCAATAGATGTACTAAACGCAGGTGAGATAGTCACACTACCAACACCGTTGGTAGTGGTGCCTATGCCACGCCTGATCTGTTGATCTAATTCATTCTGTACGAATGCTGTGGTAGCTAAGCTAGTGGTATCATTACCAACCGCACGAGTGGGTCCTGTAGGAGACTCAGTAAATGCAACTACACCTGTAGAACGTGTGATAGTAAAGACAGCAGCGAGCAATGCTCCTGCATCAGAATAACGGCTGAGTACGATATCACTGCCTACATTAAAACCACTCTCCGCGGTAGCATTACCAAAGAGTAGTGCCCAACGTGTAGCAGTGCCTATCTGCGATGTCAGAGATACATTCTGCCCAGCAGCACTTCTACGAAATGTGAATGCTGGGCTAGCTTTAGATTGCCAAATGTCACCAGTAATGGTGCCGCCAGCCTTATCAAACTTAGCACTACTTAATGTAGTAGCGCTAGTCTGCAATGCACTGATTTCATCCTTCGCAGTCTGTAGCTGCGTACGCATTCCACTCTTACTGACTGGATCAGTAGTGATGAAGTTTGGATCAATGGCACTTGTCATTGTTATCTCCTAACTGAGCCAGTGAGGTATAGAATACCTACAGCAATGATGCTGAATGCGCTAGAGGTACTGCCACTGATACGGAAGCGCATACGCATGAACTTCTGTGGCCAAGCGTATAACTGTTCATTATTCGGTGGACGATGCTCGTATGATGCAGCATGTGGGCCACTCTCTTGCATGAAGAACATGGACAGTGATGGAGTAGTGAACTCATCTATGTACATGTCTACTGTATAGCTGCCAGTGCCCTCACTGAATGTAGATAAGTACTTACTCATCTTGTTATTCAATGGCTGCTTGAAGTCCGCCCATGGCATGTTCATGTAGAAGTTAATCGGCAGGTCCGCTGTACCTTCTTCCCATCCTGTGCCATCGTCCCAAGCGTCACCGTCGTCCCAGTTCTGCTGTCCAATGGCGCCTGCATCGGTATACCGAGGTTCATAAGCGTTATGATAATAACGCACTGATGTACCTGCACCGTAGAAGATGCGACCTTCTGTAGTCCTACAGGCTGCTCTGTACGGCATAGCATCGTACCGTGTCCATGCCTTGAACCGCTGTGACTTGTCATAGCAATAGACGAATACGTCATTCTGCGTAGTAGCTGTCACCGTGTCAATGACAGGGATGAAGAACTGTATCTGATGCGCTATGCGATCATGGACGCTGAACACGTGTTCAGTTAACTGTGTGTTACTGAACCGTGCTAATGCACGCTGTACATCAGTATTGATGAGTGAACTAGCTGGCTCAGGGATGAAGTCAGTACCTAATGCCGTGCGCTTAATGCTGATGACACCACTAGTGTCTAGCACTAACATGTCATCGCCGATGACAGTAATAGCCTTATGGCTTACGGCACCGTAGCCACTGACGATATCAGTTACATCGAACTCTACAGGAGCGGAAGTGGGAAGGATGAACTGTATAGCAAGGATTGCCTCTTGGTAGGTAACTACCAGTCGATCACGGTACGTAGCTAATCCTGTGATAACAGGGACACCACGGTCAATGTAAATGGACGTGTCCATGTTAGCACCATTGGTGCTTGCATCAGGATCGAACGATGTAACACCTTGTCCACTGACGTAGACAGTGTATGTATCCGTGGGAGTGACAGCCAGCACTAGATGGCCATCGTGTGTAGTACAATACTTCGCACGTGGCGTATTAGTATTAGTCCCTGATACAGGGTCCTGTACATACGTCACTGCGTACAGTTCATCCATAGTCACTGGCTTATCTACACCATTGCAGATGATAAGCTGTCCAGCAAACTGTGTGAACGATGTGTATGTGATAGGATTAGTCCAGCCTGCTGGGGCACCGGGAAGTAATGCTGCAATAGCAGTGCTCCACCGCAGGTTTACAACGCCAGAGGCGTCTACAGTAACAATCTTACCATTGGCTCCTACAACTACGAGCGCACCAGCATAGTACTCCATGCCTATGATTTCATCAATCGCAGCAGTGGTAGCCTGATCTTCCTCAACATCAGCAAATGGTGACGTACCGTAGCGTACAGACAGTTTACCATTACTATCTGGGTACAGATTGCGTACGTCAGTGAGATACTTACTATTCAAGTTCAATGGAGAGTCGAATGTGTTCAACCCTCCACGGAAGTCCCGTGCTACAGCAGCTTGTAGCTTATCTACAGCAGGTAGCTTAATCTTACGCATCAGTGACCCTCCACCCACTCATTGAGTAGCATAGGATCATTCATCCGTGGATCAAGGATCAGCTTAGCACTGTCATGCTGCTGTTCTAACTGTTGTAATCTATTCTCGAATGATTGCTGTAACATAGTTACAGTAGCAGGGTTAGTGCCATCATCTGCTGCGTACTTCGCAGCGGCACCGTTAATGAGGCATGAAGCATCGAATGGTACAATCACTGATGGATCAGTGAACAGATCAGCAGGGTCTAAGCGGATATGAATGCGTAATGGTTGTGCAACGGACGTAGTAGCCGTTAATGGCCATACACGAAACAGGTTCTGTCCCGCAGGTGCCCAGCCTTGTACATCATCTGACGCATGTAGTGGTTCTACATAACGTGGTGACGTTCCAGTAAGTCTGTAAGGATTGATATTGCTAGATAGAATAGGCAGTGGAGTACTGTTACTACCGTAGCACACACGGTCCACATCACGGAACCCCTCACGTGTTCCAATGAACTCTGCTGTACAGAGTCCAGTACTACCATCTAGTTGTCTAGTCTCCCATTTAGTGAGATTGTCCCACCATCTACGTGAGCGCACTAGCTCATACGTTTCTTCAATCAACATGCCAATAGCATCCTCAGCATACAACTGTGTGCTAGGGCCTGCTACCTGCCGTAGACGGACGATAGTCCGCTGTATTAAATCACTGTGTGAGTAGAATGCCATGCTATACTCCTACACTCTACTTACGAAAAAGGCTCCACTGTGTATGACACAGTGGAGCAAGTTACTACAGCACCTACCTACTTAGGTCAGCAGAGTGAAGTAATGCTGAACACCGTACAGGTGGGTCTTGTCCACAATACAGCGGATAACAAAGTTAACGCTGCCATTGGGGATAGCAGTCGAAGGCAGGTACAGACCACGAGGATCAGCGTTAGTCGCACCAGCAGTAGAAGTGGTTGGAAGGCCCGAGGTCAACGCACCAGCGTTAGCTGCGGCAGTGTTATTCTTCACCTCCGCAACCAGCAACAAGCTGCGATACGGCACACCGAGGTAGTTGCCCCAGCCAACGTCGATAGTCGTAGCAGCTGTAGCCTCCCAGTTCACACGGTCGATGTAACGGAACGCTTTAACGCCCTGAATGGTGGTCGTACCACTCAGCGTCAATGCTTCCGTCATGGGCTGGCCCATGTAGTCACGGCCCTGCACGCGAACGAAAGTCGTAGCAGCGCCAGATGCACGGACAGTGACGTTACGACCATACAGGCCCCACTGCGCTAGACTACCCGTGTACGTAGAAGCAAATGTGGTAGTCATACCAGCAGTGGCGATGCTATTAGCAGCAAGGATGCCATCGAGATCGAGTGCATTCAGCACACCAATGTCCATGACAGCAATGTCAGGAGAGCCATCAGCGCCGAACGAACCGATCACCGCATGGTTGAACCAATTGTTCACACGCTGCGGCCAGAATGAAGCAACACGACGCGTCATCTTACAAACTCCTTAACATAGCAGGCTGCTGCGTACGCTTGCCCACGAGTGATTTAAGATCAACATAGTCCGGTGCACGCACAGGCTCACCAGTCTCTAGGTCGATTTCTTCATTCGCATGTTCAAGGATGCCAGCAGCAGCCATCTTCGCTCGCGTCTCGAACCACACACTGTGTCCACCAGGGAAGTAGACCATGAAGCTCTCAGGAACAAGTCGGCTGACTTGCTCAGACTTCATGCCCAGATGCTTACCATCCTTACCCTTAACAGTGGTATAGACAGTAGACGTAAGCTCGCGGTCCTTGACTACTTCAATCTGAAACTTCTTACTCAATGCCATGTGCTGTACTCCTTAGTTCATCACAACGGCGTGCGTACGGAACTGACGCCAAGAGCAGAAGTTACCCTGCCACACGACTCGCTTGCCGATAGCATCAATGGCCCATGGAGCAACAAGGTTCTTCACACGCATGTTCACACCCTTGAGGATGTGCATACGCAGGTACTTGCTGTTGATGAAGTAAGCCTTATCAACGTTGCAGTCTTCGTCGTAGAGCATGGGGATGCCATTGTGCGTGACACCCTCAAAGCCAAGGTCATACATGCCCTTGCCTTTCTTGCTCTGATCCAGTGGGATCATAACCTTATCACGCACAGCCTGACGGTACGAACGGATAAGATTGCGTCCAATGAGGATCAGATCAGGCTTGTCAGTCTTCAACTTCAAATCCATGAGCACGTCATCAAAGGCTTCTTCGATGTTCGTAGCATCAAGGCCACCAGCGAAGTCGTACGCAGACGGACGCCACTGCACTTCCGTACCACGGTTCATGCCACCAAGCGTGCCCGTGGTAGGATCATCAGGGATGAGAGCTTCCAATCCGAGAGGATCGACACCAGCGCCAGCGCCGTACAGATACTCACTGAACTTCTCACCGATGCTTTCTTCAAGCACATCGAGCTTAGCAGTGAGCAGCTTGAACAACGCAGCTTCACCAGTGTTCTCGTCCACTTCCTGATCGCTGATAATCAGTGAGCCTGCAACACGCGACCAGCCGTAACCAATCGTGCTGAACTCACTCGTCTGCGCAACAGGCAGTTCATCGTAGTACTGATACGATGCGACGTTAGGATTACGACTCATTGTAATAGGATTGGTGATGTTAGCACCACCATCCTCGGTCTCGACACGTTCAGTCGCAAAGGCCCAGGCCATAAGAGCGTTGCTCTTAATACTAGCCATGATGAGCTTACGACGGGACTTGTCCAACATGGAATGCACAATGGTATTGAGAGTACCATTAGCAGCTAAAGAAGTGTTAATCATTGTTGCTACCTATTAGCGGTTAACGTTGATGCCGTGTTCACGCAGCGTTTCGCTAACAATGTCTCGCATACTGCGATCATGGTTAACTGCTGTGTTCACACGTGGAACTACAGTGCCATTAGTCGAACCGCTAGGAGCGACAACCTGTGCTGCGTTCATACGCTGCGGCTGTTGCTGCTGTTGCGGCTGACGGGTCGCTGCTGCTTCATGCTGTGCTGAGAGAGGACGGTTAAGATCATAACCGTTCTTATAC